TCTGGTGGTGTAGGTGGTGCCTCTTATGATAAAGCTGGTGGTGAATCAGCAGGTGCTGGTGGTTCTTCTGGAGCTTACATATCTGATAAAGTTTTTACAGTAACAGGTGGCGAAACCCTTACGGTAACTGCAGGTGCTGGTGGAACAGCATCAGGAAATGGATACAATGAAACTGCTGGCAGTGGTGGTGCTACATCAGTTTCAGGTACAAGTTCAGGTTCTCTTTTTTCTTTGGCTGGCGGTATAGGAGGCTCTGCCTCTGGTGGTGGCGTGCAAGGACCTTTACGTAATAACTTTGCTAGTGTTGGAGGAACAGGAACTATTTCAGGTACAGTTTTGACATCAGGAACTACTGTTGATGGTCTTAATATAACAACATTTAATACTGGCCCTGTTGGAACATTTAATTCTAACGGATCAGGAAACGCAGGAACTAACCCAGGAAACTGTAGCGGAGATAACTGTCAAATTACAGGTGGAGTAGGAGGATCTTCTTATGCAGGTCCTGGCGCTGTATCAGGTGGTTCTGGTGGCCCAGCAGGTGGAAGTTCTTCGGCTGGATCAAGAGGATCTGGTGGCGGTGGTGGCGGTGCAGAACCTGTATCAAGTGCTAGTGCTGGTGGCGCTGGTGAAGTTTCATATAGATTTATGAGGATTGCATAATGCCTCTTACTAAAATAGCATTTGCCCCTGGTATCGATAAACAAGATACGGAGTACGGAGCTGCAGGACGTTGGACTGACTCGGATATGGTACGCTTTCGTTATGGCTTACCAGAAAAAATAGGTGGGTGGATTAAATTAATTAATAGTACTTTAGTTGGTGTTGCACGAGACATGCATGCATGGACTTCTTTAGATGGTGTACGGTACACGGCCATCGGCACCGATAGAAAACTATATATTTATACGGAAGGACTTGCTTATGATGTTACACCGATAAGAGCCACAGGTTCAATTACAGGTTTTACAACAACAGATGGATCAGCAACAGTTACAGTTACTGATGCAAGTCATGGAGCAGAGGTCGGAGATTTTGTTACTATATCTTCTACGTCAGGTGCGGTGAATGGTATTCCTGCAGCAACGATGGATGCAGAGTATGAAATACTAACTGTGCCTTCAGCCAATACATATACAATTACAGCGGCAGCGAATGCAACAAGCACAGGAGCATCAGCGGAGACAGCGACAGCGACATATCAAATATCTGTTGGTACAGCCGTATCACAATATGGTTATGGTTGGGGTACATATGAGTGGGGTAAAGAAGCATGGGGCACGGCTCGTTCTACGTCTAACGTTACTATCGAAGGACGTAACTGGTCTTTTGATAACTTTGGTGAGGATTTATTAGCAACAGTTAATAATGGAAATACTTTTAGATGGGATACGTCTGTTGGCACAGGAACGCCTGCCGCCGTTATTTCTGCTGCGCCTACTGTTTCACGTTTTAACTTAGTATCAATGCCTGATAGGCATGTATTTTTATTTGGTACAGAAACAACAATTGGTTCAAGCACTACACAAGATGATTTATTTTTACGATTTGCTTCACAAGAAGATTACAACACATGGATTCCTACAGCTACAAACACAGCAGGTTCATTTAGAATACAAGACGGATCAAAAATTATAACGGCTGTGCGTTCACGTAACGCTGTATTAGTTTGGACGGACACAAGTTTAAATGCCTTACAATTTGTTGGTGCACCTTTTACGTTTAACTTAACGCAAATAGGAGCAAACTGTGGAGCTGTATCTTTACACTCAGCAGTAGATGTTAATGGCACAGCCTTTTGGATGTCACAGAATTCTTTTTATAGATTTGATGGTGCTATTGCAAAAATGCCTTGTAGTGTACAAGATTATGTCTTTGAAGATTTTAGTATTACAAATCAACCAGAAACTTTTGCGGCTGTTAACTCAGAGTTTAATGAAGTAACATGGTTCTATACATCTAATAATGCAACACAAATAGATCGATTTGTTACATATAATTATTTAGAAGATTGTTGGTCAACAGGTAGTTTAGCTAGAACAACATGGCAAGATTATGGCGTGTATCAAAAGCCATATGCTACAGAATATTCGACAACAGAAATTGCAACTAACAATGTTATTAATGGATTAACAGCAGGAGCTACCACGTTATATCAACATGAAACAGGTGATGATAATGTAACATTGCCAATTAATGCTTTTATTGAATCTGGAGACTTTGATATTGCAGATGGACAACCTTTCTTACATATTGGAAGAGGTATACCAAACTTTAAAGGTTTAACAGGATCCGTAGATTTAACATTACGATTTAAAACATATCCAAATGCAACAACAAGTACAACTGTGGTAAGAACCGTTGTTCCAACAACAGAAAAATTTGATTTACGAGGTAGAGGAAGACAAGCTAATATACGTATTGACAGTGACGCTGTTGGTGATAAATGGCGATATGGAACATTACGATTAGACGTACAACCAGATGGAGGTAGATAATGGCGAAGATTACAACAACAAGATTTCCTCAAGCAACTCCTGAATATCAACCTAGTGTGATTGATATATTAACAAGATTGCTTGAACAAATAGTTCAACAATTAAATTTTGGTTTTCAACAAGACTTAAAAGATGAATCTACAGCAAGGACGTGGTTTCTTGGTTGATTTATTTATAAGTAGATCGGGTAGTGCAACAGGCACTATATATACTGTTCCAACCGCAGATCAAAATTCACAACCACCTGTTGCTCCGACAACAGCTTTAGTTAAAAGTATTCGGTTATCTAATCAATCAGGAGGAGCTGTTGCTACAACAGTGACCATGATGGATAGTAGCAATAGTAGTTTAGAAATAGAGTTATATAAGGATAGTTTAGCTGATGGAGCAGAAACAGAAGTTTTAACGCAACCTATTGTATTAGAACAAGCTGATGCAATTAAATTAACAGGTGCGGTAAAAATAGTAGTAAGTTTAATGGAGATAACATAATGGCATTTAAAAAAGTACAAGAATCAAAAGAAATTGGTAAAGAAATTGTTGAAGGTCAGGAAGTAGCTATTTTACAACCTGAAGTTCACCGAGAAGTAAAAAATAAAAAAACTGGTTTAGATTATGAATCGGAAGAAGCAGCTAAAGCTGATGTAGATAATCCAGAAACAGATACAACAGCCGATGACATTGAAACTAATATACAAGTAAAGGTAACAAAGTTACCTGATGTATTTGGAAAAACTGAAGACGACTAAGCGCCACAGTTTTCACAAAAATCATCACATATACATTTATCTAGATCACAGCCACAAGCTGGACAGTTATTGTCCATTTGCTGCCGCCTTATGTTTTGCCATATTTTCTTGAACAAACATTCTTTCGTCTTCTGTTAAAGGTCTACCCATACTAGGAGGTTGAGATTGACACGAACATCCGTCAACGTGTTTCTTGTGATCTCTTTCTACTGCTAATAAACGTTCATGATAGCGACTCACCTTGTCAGCGAGGACAGCTATGGCCTTCAATATTTCTTGGTTTTCCATATTTTCTCCTGTTGATTTAATTTTTGGGTGAGATCTAATTTAAACACGTCTGTCATTATTATCAAGTAATCTTTTTATAATTGTTTTCTTGACAACTAATTTGAAATAGTGTCCCAGCCATTTGGATGAGGTATACAGTGTTCTGTTTTTATACCTGGTTTCATTGTTAATAGTATGTCACCACTAATACTTATTCTAGCCTCTTCCTTTGTATTTACTTCTGTGTAATGCAATAACCCACTAGGAAACACTATTAAGTTATTTGTTCTTACAGGAATAATGTAACTAGAAAAATTAAATTGATTCCAATCAACAATATATTGATCAGTTGGTGGAATAAATAAACCTGTTTGTGCGGCTAATTCTTTTTCAAAACGTATGTTACCCATATCATTATTACGTACATAATAAACAAAACTAAAGTGACTAGCGGTGTGTTTATGACTAGCAATGTGTTGATCTTTAACGGTGTAAGTAGCCCATGCTTTTGTTATATGAACATCAAATTTATCAGGATTATATCCTTTTGCCGTCATAAACTCTAAAATAGATCTCTTTAATTTTATAAACAAAGTAGAATATTTCTTGTCTTTATGTAAATTATCCTTTGCTTCTTCTAAATCAGTAAACATGGTGTTACCTTTAACATCAGTAGTTGCTGCTGTTCTACCTGGTTTTTCTTTTACAAAAGACTCTATGTGTTTAGCTATTGTTTGATTATCATTATCTACGTTAGTGCAATAAATAGTCTCGCCAAATAAACTATTGATTGTTGCTTCTTTCTCCATAACTCACCTCTAAATATTCTATTTTTGTTACCCAACCTTTAGGTATAGCGATAGCGCCACCGCCTGATATATCGTCTTTATCTTTACTGTAAGAGCGCATAATAATAACTTTTTCCTCATTATTATGTATCATCCACCCTACTTCTTGACATGTAGCCAAAGGAGCGCCCATAACGTCCTTTATATCAAGCCAACCTGTCTCTGTATCACGGGCATCGAGCCACGTAACACGGACCATCGGCACTTTCTTTATGTCAAAATTCATATTTCTCATTGCACATTACACCGAATTTGCGTATAAATATAGAATAAAATAGGCAAAGACTTCAAGGCCTGCCTCCTTGCTACAGACAATATCATGAATTGCTAAGGAGATTATGCTTAAAGGAATAGGAAATATACTAGGAAAGATATCAGACTTTGCTGGAATGTTTGGTGGAGAGGGCCCTTATAAAAATTTAGGAGGACCCCTAGCTTTTGGATTACCTGCTATATTTAATTATTTTGGTGCTAAAGCAGACAAAAGAAGAGCGGAAGAACAATACGCCAGAATGATGGCGGAAAAAAACATTGTTTCTAATTATTACAATGATCAAAGTGCAGGATTACCACGTGAGTTAACACCACCTCCTCTTACAGATTTAGTACAAAATTTAAACTTTACAGGAAACTTTGATGCAAGTGGTCAACCTATGTATGAAAGTTTTACAGCAGAAGATTTTCCCGTTAGAAGTAAAGACGGCGGTATTATGAAATTAGCAATGGGTGGACAACCAGAAGTAAGTTACTCAGCATATGGTAATGATGGTATTAAAGGTGGTTTTTACAGTAACATAAAAGAAGCTGAAGATGATGTAAATAAAGTACCACCTCTTACAGCTTATATGAACCAAGGTGGAGACACAATGAACTTTCCAAGACGAACAGGTACAATAAGAGGACCAGGCACAAAGACAAGTGATTCTATTCCTGCTATGTTAAGTGATGGTGAGTTTGTACAACGAACAGACGCTGTTAACGGTGCAGGTATTATGATGGGTGCAAAGAACGCTGATGAAGCACAGAAAAAAGGCGCACAATTTATGTACGCACTACAAGACAGATTAGCAAAAATGGGTAAAAGAGTATAATGGCAAACGGATATCAAACAGCATTTGAAGCTCCTTACATGGAGGATTATAGACGGCGACTTTTAGAGTCTGGTTTTGGAATGGCAAACATGCCAACACAACAATATCAACAAGGTATTGCAAGTTTTGCTCCACAAGAAACAGCAGCTTTTAATGCGGCAGCTCAACAAATGGGCTATGATCCTGCAACAGGACAACAAACAGGATTAGCTTCCTATCAACCTTACTTGGCTCAAGGTCAAGCAACGATGGGTTTAGGATTGCCTGCTTTACAGCAAGCAACTCAACAATACGATCCTACAATGTCTAATACACAAGACTTTATGAATCAGTATCAAGCGCAAGTTACACAAAAAGCTTTAGAGCAAATGGATCAAGAAGCACAAAAAGCAAGAAACAGACAAGCGGGAGAGCAAGTACAACAAGGTGTATTTGGTGGATCAAGAGCAGCTGTGGCTGGAGCGGAATTAGATAAAAATTTAGCTGATATTAAATCAAGAAGAATATTTGAAGACTTGTCTCAAAACTTTATGCAAGCGCAAGACAAAGCTATTGGTACAAGTGAATCAGCAAGAGCAAGACAACAACAAGCAGCTTCACAATATGGTGCACTAGGTGCAAATATTGCTAACATAGGAGCACAAGAATTTCAATTAGGACAACAAGGTATTGCAGGATTATTAGGAGCAGGTGCAACGCAACGTCAACGTAACCAAGCATTAGAAGATGCACAGTTTAGATTTAAAACAGGCGCGGCTCAAGAACCACGACAACGATTACAGTATCTAAGTGATCTATTAAATGCTGCACCGTCTTATCAATCTTCTTATGGTATGCAACAACAACCTTACACTAATCCTTTACTTGCAGGTATCGGTGGAGGCTTAGCAGGTTTAGGAGCTTACGGAGCTTTACTAAATCCACAGACAGGATAAAATGGTTGATCCCGTTTTAAAAAGAGGAATGTTTAATCAAGGGCCAGTTGATTCTGGACCCGATTTTGCTGCACCGATGGGTCCTAGCTTTGGAACACCAAAGAAAGAAAAATCTACAAATAATTCTTTATCTTATCCTACCCCTGCTATTGACGGGGCACTTGGTTTAATGGGATTAGATCCAACTCTTATTACAAACTTAGTAGATCCTAAAGATATTAAAGATGCCTATACATCTTATGCAGGAGAACCTAAGAAAGCAGAAGATTTTGCAGCAGTATATGATTCAATATACGAGCCAACAAAACAAGATCCTGTTAATTTTAAGTTTGAAAAGAATTTAGCATTAGCTAAATTAGGTTTGGCTTTAATGAAACCACAAGTTGGTGGTGCAATGACACCTGCTATCAGTGAAGCAGGAACAGGATTTTTAAACGACTTAGCTATCATTAATGAAAGAAAAAGACAAGCTAAGGCTAAAAGAGGTGAAAGAGAATCAGCAGAAGAAATGGCTAGAAGAAACTATGTTCTTCAATCATTAGAAGCTCAAACAAACGCAAGAGATGCTGGAGAAATGCAATTGTTTATGAAAACTTTAGAGTTTAACATGAACAACGACACACGAACACAAGACTACATGCGTGATCTACAAAAGATGTATTACAACTATCAGTACGATACAGACGCTACAGCAATGTCAAAACACTATGACATATTAAAAGAAAATTATAAAAAAGATCCAAAGGTTTTATATAATCCTAAAACAGGAACTTTTGCCATGGGTTATATTCAAAACAATGAAGAAGGTATACCAACTCCTTATTTCCCTATTCAAGATGGTGAAAATTTTGATTACATACCAATGCCTAATGCAATTGATACAAGATTCCAACTAGGGACAAAAGGTGACTTTGCACCAAGCGGCAAACAAACAATGGACATTGTCGGTAAAATGAATGGCGCTATGACAGCAATGCGTTTTATCAGAGAAATACAACAAACTATTGCTGATGATCCAAGTATTGTAGGTATTCCTGGATTAATGCAAAAACTTACACAAACAGGTACATCTACAATTATGGATCTAGCATCTTACTTTGCAGACAAAGGTATTATTGATTCGGATGGTTACAACAGAACAATTAATAGATTACAAAACAGTGCTCTTAGTTCTTTAAGTGCTGATTTTCAATCAAGTACTGGTAATCCAGACGCTCAAGCTTTTATTGATGATGGCGATGATGAAATGTATGAAGGAGCAATTTATAGAAGATTCTTTAATCCTAACATTCCACAAAACGAAATACGATTGAATTCAATCTACTATGCTCTTGCAAGAGTACGTAAAGATACAGGTCGTCTAAACGTTAACGATGTTGATAACGCTAAAGCTTCCTTATCTTTAACAGGATTTACATCTTCAGATGATGTAGCAGCAGCTTTAGAGCAAGTATACGCAGAGCTAGACGTAGGCTATCAACAACAAAAAAGAATATTTGATACTTTAGATATGCCTGATACAATGATAACAGACTTTCAATTTGATTCTTTTGCTGGCGATACAAGAGGCCAAACAGTAAACATAAATGCATATGAGGTTGATGCAAAAGGTAATTTACCTGATGGAACACCAGGATTTGTAGAGGAGGTACCAGGTGGCTGATGATATGAGTCCTGTAGGATATAAACGAGTTGTAATAGAACCATCTCGTTCAGGTATTGGCGAAGCAATTTTTTTAAACGTCGCAGAAGAAGTAAATGGTCTTCCTGCACAAAGTCCTGATACAGGAGTTTTTGTTCCTAGAACAGAGCAGGAAAAAACAAATGTTATTAATGCCATAAACGCAAAAAGAAAATCAATGGGTTTGTCAGATGTTACAACAGAAGTTTTTGACTATAACAATAATCGTTTTGTAGAGTATTCCAACGCAAGATTTGCAGCAGCACAAGAAGGACAAAAAAGAGAAGACCCTTATAAATTTATGATGAATAAATGGGCTAATTCCACAAGTAAAGATTCTCAAAATAAAGAAGGTTACGCTAGTAAATGGGATATGCTATTAAATCCTATCGGTGTTGTGAAGAACAAAGCAGGCGAGTTTATTAAAGATGTTGTTCCTAAAAGAAGATCTGACTTTATTATGTATGGTGATGTTTTAGGTGGTATGGCGGGTTTTGCTGCTGATGCTACTCCTGCAGGGAAAGTAGTGAAAGCTGGAAAAGGTATTATATCAAAAGTAATGAACTCGGCTCCTTTTAAAACATCAGCAGGATCTGTTTTAGGTGGTGGAGGAATGAGTTCTTTTTACGATGTAATGAATGAACTTATTCGTAAAACTCAAGGTATTCCAAATCCTACAGATACAGAAGATCCTGGCATGAGAGCATTGGTTGAAATGAGAAACACAGCAGCCTTTACGGCAGGAGCTGCGGGTCTCGGAACAGTGGCCGCGACTCTCCGACCAGTATTAGGAAAAGCAATTTTTGGTTTAGGTAAAGAAGCAAAAAAATATTCTGACTTAGCAACCATGTATGATGTACCAATTGGTATAAGTATTGCATCATCAGGACAAGGAGCTATTGCAGCAGGTGCTAAATCATTTGGTAGAATTATAGGTCTTTTTCCATTTATTGGTAATATCATGCGTCAACGTCAGTTGATGTCAGAAGCAAAATTAACCAAAGCTATTGACGTACAAGCAGGCGATTTAGGATATGCTGATGATTTTTACCGTGAACAATATAAGTTGTTATCTAAAAGTGATAAAGCAAAATTTATGGCTGATCTAAAAGATCAAGGCTATGATTCATTAGAATCTGCTATTGAAGGAGAGCTTCGAGTTAATGGTTATGCACCTATACAACACATGACAGATGTAGGAACGTTTATGTTTGATGCAGCGACAGCACGTTATCAAAAATTCGCTTACGTTAATGACATGTTGTATGATGATTTTGAAAAGAAAGCACTTAAAATATCTAAACCTTTTATTAGTACAAATAATACGAAACAAGTTGCGCAAGTTTTAAAAGACAGACTAGCGCAGATGCAGATACAAACAACAAACTATGAACAGTTTGTTCCTACAACAGGAAAGATTGATGACTTTATTACAAAGACACTGGCTAGTTTACCTGAGTATCTTACACCATTACAACTACGTGGATTACAGAGAGAGATTAATGCATTGTACGGAGAGATGGTAGATCAAACAGGTAACAGAACTTTTTCAGGTTCTTCTATGTTAGCTGATGCAAGAAAAGCATTAACTACTGATCTTAATAACTTTGCTCTGTGGAGACAAGACATGCCAGATGCAGAAAAAGTAATAGCGGAAGCAGCGAAAAAATCTTTGTTACGAGCTAATGATGTATTTTCTAAAATGGCACCTTTATATAAAAGTCCAGCAGCGAAAAAATTTAAATTTGTCGATGAGAACATGTTTTCTGCAGGTCCATATTTACCTGGTTATTTTTATTCGGATGAACTATTCAATATTGTTGCTCGTAAAGGTATCACACCAAAAACAGTAGCGGATTTAGAAGAACTTGTTGGACCAGCCGCTTTTGCTTCTTCGGTAAGAACATGGATGGATAAAGGTTTTAAAAACGCTTTATCTAAACAACCAGTTGATTACTACGAAACAATTATTAACGAAGCAGGTAAAGAAGTTCAAATACCTGTTACACAAATGATTTTAGATCCAGATCAGTTCTTAAAAAATATTGGTTATGGTGAGCCTGGCTTTGAAGCAATGCTAGAGAGAACAGGAAGAAATGGTGCTGTTGTAAAAGAAAACATTGAAATATTAACTGACTTGTTAAGAAAAACACAGAGTCAAACTATTCCTTTTGCTTCTCAATTAATTTCACGTCGATTAGTTTTAGGTGGGGTACGATCAGGGTTAAAAACATTTAGTTTTGGTATGGCATCAGGTGGAGGTGGTGCTTATGCAGGTGGACCAATGGGTGCGATGATTGCAGTTTCAGCAGGTTTACTTGCTAGATTTACAGCAGACTTCTTATCTAGTCCGCAAGCCTTAAAAAACTACACACGGATCGTGGACCCTAACGTAAAAGATGTTGTTAGAAAAAATGCATATGCACAATTGCTTAAAAATTTCTATGAACAAAAAATAGGTAATAAGAGAAATGAAGGTTTAGAAGAATTTCCTGATGAATTTAAAACATACAAAGGCGCATTAAAAAATCCTGATGGATTCTTTACATGGTTGTTTGGTGCAGGATATAAATCTAGTATGGATGCTGTTAATGATCAATCCAAACAACAATATAATGAAAGTCGTTTTGGCGACAACATAGATGTTGGTTTAAGTCAAGTACAGGAAAGATCAATGGAAGAAAATGCAGCGGACATGGAACTCGGTAATTTAAGTAAGGTGTCTCCTGATATACCTCTTCCTAATGTAAAATCAGGATCAGAAGATATATTTTCAGGAAGTGAAATGACAATGGCAGGACCCGTGTCTGATGCACCGTTAAACCCACAACAACGCATAGCGTTAGCGGGTGGTAATCTTGATGAAGCAATTGCTTTGGGAAATAGGAGGGTATAATGGCTAGTAGACGTAGAGGCGGAAAAGCCAGTAAAAAAAGAAAAGAAACGGCTAAAAGAGTTAAAGCTAAAAGAGGTTTAGATTCCTTAGTAGACAGAGGTCGCCAAGACGATAACTATAGAAATCAACGAGCAGGTATTGAATCTGTTATACAAGATGTGTCCGATGCACCTCAACGGTTTGCTAAAAATAAAGAATCAAGAAGAGATTTTATACAGCGAAACATAAGACCTGATGGGTCTTTAAACTCTGCTGCACAAGCAATGCTTGCATTTTATGATGATGATAGATCAGAATATTCAAGAGACTTAAACAGATTTATGAAATCATCTCCTGAAAATACGCGAGCGTATGCCGAGAGATTTCCAAAAACATATTCCACTATGACAGGATTGCCTAACATAATAAAAAATTCTATTCCTGGTCTAGGAATGGCTAGTAGAATTTTTGAAGCCGCTCAAGGATTACGAGATAAGCCAGTGATAAAAGAAAGTGTGGACATGTTTCAAGATCTTGTTCTTGATCCAACAGTAAATTTATACAACACTATTGCAGAAGGAACTCCAGGCAAAACAAATATTAAAAGAACATTTAATCCTGAAAATGTACCAACACCAGGTGGTGGACGATTAGGTTTTGGACAAGATAACTTACCATCGGCTAATTTTGATGGAAGTGGTCCTTTTATTCCTGATGTTTCTGGTTACCAAGGCGGTGTTCCAGAAATGCTGAGTGAAGAAGAAGTTAATGAATTAGTTTTTGATCCAACTACTCAAGATCAAATAAATGCCATGCGATCATTTGGAGCAACAGATGTAGGAGGGCCTTTAATTTCTGGACAAGATCCTGTATTAACTGACAAAGGTTCAGAAATTGTTCGTCAATCAGGTCAAGATGTAGACATTGATGTTGATGAAGAAGTAGGACCTATGATAACATTTAAACAAAAACCGTTAATTAATATAGGAACAGATATAACAGAAGAAGATATTCAAGAAGAAACAGAAGAAGGGACACCAGATGGAATGACACCAGGTGTTGAAGCAGAAGCTGCTGTTGATAATACAATTCAAGACTTTATAAACTCAGGTATGTACCAAGGATCTTTATTAAATCCTGATATTGTTACAAATACAGATCCTAATTTTGATACAGGTATGGATAAATATGGTTTTGGAACAACGCCAGAAGCAAGAGCAGCAATAGAAAAATTAAATAGTCTCTATGATGGTCCTTTTTTTAATGTGTTAGGAGGAACAGCTCTTAATAAAGCACAAGGTGGTATTGCCTCGTTTGCTAACGGCGGTTACAATTATATAAATGGCAATACAATGAATTCACAATCACTAACAGCAAGTGATAATATAGATAATCGTATTATGAAAAACTTACAGTATGAAAAGATGGCACCAGGAATGATGGGCTATAAGAATGGTGGATTGACTTCTTTAAATAATTCTGATTATAATAAATTAAAAAGTACGTATCAGTACATGGGAGATTTTTAATGGAGACAAGCCTTAAAAATATTATTTGGGTTGGATTAATCTTAATAACCGCAGGTGCAACCTACGGAATGATGTCAACAAGATTACAAGCAGTTGAGTCAAAACAAACCCAACTAGAAGCAATAATATTGTCAGACATCCCAGAAATAAAAGAACGAGTAATAAGACTCGAAGTACTGCTCGAAAGAGCATTATCCGAATAGTATTTTCTTTGGGTCTTCACCCATAACTTGACCAGCTAAATCTATTTTAGCATTCAATGCTTTCACAATCTTCTCATCTATAGTATGATCTGCCATTAAATCTACGTATGTCACCTTTGATGTTTGCCCTATTCTATG